AGACCGGAGAGGGTGCCCCTGATTTTAGGCCTGGTCAGTGGATTCACTGTGCAGAGCAAGATGACTCGTATATGGATGCGGCTCAAACCTTTGATAATTTGTACAAAGAATGACAACTTCAAATACAACAACCTTTGATCTGTCAATTGATGACTTGATTGAAGAAGCATTTGAGAGATGCGGCATACGTGGCACAAACGGCTACCAGCTTAAGTCTGCGCGTCGTTCTCTCAATCTGTTGTTTTTGGATTGGGCAAACAGGGGGCTGAACCTTTGGACAATTGAGCAGGCTACGTATGCATTGGTTCAGGGCAACAATGAGATATCGTTGGCTACAGACACCGTTAATGTTTTGTCTGCCGTCATCCGAGACCCATCCCAAAGCACCTTGACGGACATCACCATTGACCGCATCAGCCGCTCTGAGTACTTAAACATCCCGGATAAGACATCTCAAGCGCGTCCCGCTCAGTACTATGTACAGAGAACCAACGTGCCAAAGGTGTTTTTCTACCCTGCGGCGGACCAAAGTTACACGTTCGTGTACTACAGAATTCGTCGCATCCAAGACGCTGGCGCGTACACCAACACCTCAGACGTCAACTTTCGATTTCTGCCCTGCCTGACATCAGGACTGGCATATTACATCTCTCTCAAGTACTCCCCTGAGCGCACGGGCGCGCTCAAGACTATCTACGAAGAAGATTTCTTGCGCGCCGCGATGGAAGACAGAGACATTGCCAGCGTCAGCTTTGTTCCTGACTTAGGGGTGTGATACATGGCCTTCGCAACAGGTAAATTTTCATACGGCCTGTGTGATTACTGCGGCCAGCGATACGAGTACAACGTGCTTCGCAAGAACTGGCGCGGATTTAAGGTCTGCCCCGATGACTACGAGCCAAAAGAGCCACAACTTGAGCCTTTGAAATATAGAGGCGATGCAATTGCCCTTTATGAGCCAAGGCCAGATAGAATTGAGCCTGTATCTGTCTTTGTAGGGGCACCAGGCTTTTCAGCTTTCCAGAGTTTTGGAACGGCAAGAAACACCAACGACATGCGTCCCTACATAGAGGATAAGGCCTTGATTGCTCAAGGAGTAGTTGGCTCTGTAACGGTGGTGATTTCATGACGTACAACGAACTTGTAACCAACATACGTAACTACACAGAGGTAGGGTCAAACGTCTTTACTGACGCGGTGATAAACGTGTTTATCACTTTTGCAGAAAACCGTATTTTGCGTGACATTGATTTGGATGTCTTTAAGCTTGAAGTGACATCTAATTTAACAACTAGTAACAAGTTTTTAACTGCCCCTACTGATATCTTGACGCATAGATATCTCATAGTTACATCGGGAACAGATCAAATTTTCTTGGATTTTCGGGATACTTCTTTCATGAAAGAGTATTGGCCAAACAGTGCCACAACAGGAATTCCAAAATACTATTCGGTGTGGGATGAAAACACCTTCTATATCGCGCCTACCCCAAGTTCTGCTTTAGCAGTCGAACTAGGCTACATCTATCGTCCTCCACAGCTTTCTTCGACGAATACTACGACATGGATCAGTACAAATGCCCCAGAGGCGTTGTTTTACGCCTGTTTGATCCAAGCGTATAGCTACACCAAGGGCCCGCCAGAAATGATGGCCACCTTTGACGCAAGCTACAAACAGGCTCTTCAAGGGCTTGGTATTGAGCAGCAGGGTCGTCGCCGTCGGGACGAGTATCGTGATGGCATGGTACGTGTTCAACTTAAATCGGAGACACCTGGACCATGATGGGCAATCAATCTTCTGCATTACTAGGAGGCATAAGTGTTGCCACTACCAGTGGACGCGGCTGGACTCCTGATGAGTTGGCCGATCGAGCTATTGAGAAGATTATTTACGTTGGAAGTGAGTCGCATCCAGCTATCCGGGATCAAGCACTGGCTTATCGGGGCGCTGTGCGGTCCGTAATCAAGGCCTATCTTGAAGAAGCCGTAAATCAAGATAGGGCAACTATTGCAATCCGTCTGCGTGAAGCAGGTCATCCCAACCTCGTCCATTTGTTGGGAGATTAAAAATGGCATTTTCAGGAAATTTTATGTGCACCAGCTTTAAAGTAGAGCTGATGAGGGCTGTGCATAATTTCACAACTAGCACCGGAAACACTTTTAAGTTAGCACTGTATAACAACAGTGCTTCGTTTACTGCGGCAACAACCGCTTATACGGCTACCAATGAAGTGGCTGCATCGGGTTCTTACTCGGCGGGCGGCGGTGCGTTAACAAACGTGACTCCGACTTCTACTTCGACCACTGCGTTCACGGATTTCGCTGATTTGTCGTTCACCGGCGCCACGATCACGGCCTTTGGGGCGATGATTTACAACGACAGTGCCGCAGGCGACCCTTCGGTATGTATTCTTGATTTTGGTGGCTCAAAGAGCTCTAGTGCGGGCACTTTTACCATTATCTTCCCGACCAACGACTCAACAAACGCAATACTTCGTATCGCCTAATCATCATGCCAACAAATACCGCTACGGCGGCTCTTATCAGGAGTTCAAATTGATTACCACGACAAAAGGTGATATGGACGAATCATTGCTTGAAAAGCGTGAAGGAACCATAGATAATGAGAATGAAACAACCAATTGGGTGGAATATTGGTTAACAGGGGAACTTGTACATCGCTCGGTTCACGTTAAACTAAAACGTGCTGTTGTAAGTTTTGGCGAAACCGCTGAATTTTAAGGAAAAATTATGGCAAATACACAAGCAATGACCACTTCATTCAAGGTGGACTTATTTAATGCAGTTCATGCGTTTAACGGTACAGGCGTTCCTGCTCACACTGTGTCAACTGCGGATACGTTTAAAGCGGCTTTGTATACGGCGGCAAGCACTTTAAATGCTACAACAACGTCTTACACGGGTGCGGTCACAGAAGTATCTGGTTCTGGTTATACCGCTGGCGGTGTAGCTGTAACGTTTGGCACAGCCCCAAGCAGTTCTGGAACAACATCGTTTTTAACGCCTTCTGCAAGTATTGTGTACACCACAGTCACATTGGCCACATCATTTGATGCAATGCTTTTGTATAACGACACAAACGCAAACAAAAAATCTGTAGCTGTTTACACGTTTACGGCTCAAACAGTGGCTGCGGGTACGTTTACATTAACGATGCCTGTTAATGACGCGACTACTGGATTGTTGAGAATTGCGTAATTGATAAGTCATGGCTACAGCATGGGGTGGTGGCGCATGGGGTGATAATACTTGGGGCGGTAGTCAGGCTACGCTCGCAGGTGTTGGAGCTACGGGCGATGTAGGGACGGTTGTTGCCGTATCCAGTTCACCCATAGTAGCTTTAACGGGCGTATCTTCTACTGGAGATGTTGGATCTGTTGGGATATTAAATGTTGTTGCTTTAACAGGGGTAAGCGGCACAGGGGCTCAAGGCTCAGTTGGAACATTCGTTAATATTAATTTTGAATTAATAGGTGTATCGGCAACGGGTTTTGTGGGGACAGAGGTTCCAACTTATGTATCAGCTTTAACGGGAGTGTTTGGTACAGGATTTTTAGGGTCAGTGGGGGTAAGTAACTCACTGGCGTTAACGGGTGTTTCGGCAACCGGGGCAGCTGGGTCAATTTCAAAAGCATTTGCTTGGAATGTAATTGATAATACACAAACGGCAGTTTGGACTGTTGTTTCGACAAACTAGGAGTTAAAAATGCCATCAACATGGTCAGCACTTAAAGTAGAACTGCTTGAGACAGGGGCAAACTCAGGCACATGGGGCACGTTAACCAACGTTAATCTGGGTGATGCGGTCTTGGGAGAGGTTATTACGGGCTCTGCCACGGTAAATTTCCCTTCTGCCGCAGACGTAACAATCACATTAACCGACTCCGCAACTACCCAATCAGCTAGAAATCTGCGTTTAAACATCACAGAGAGTGGTGCGGGTGTAGGTTATGTAGGCAACTTAATACTAGGTTCTGGTTGCCAAATTGAGAAGTTTTACCTAGTTAGAAATAATGGTACAGGTGTAAAGACAATTAAAAACACCACAGGCACAGGCGTGGCGGTGGCGGCGGGTAAGGCAACGTTGGTATACAACGACGGTACAAACGTCGTAGATGTATTAAATTCATTTAGTAGCGCTATTTTAGGGGCAGAAAACGCGGGCAGTATTATCCCGTTTTACTTTGCCAACCAAGCGGCGTTTCCTTCTGCTTCAACTTATCACGGCGCTATTGCTCATAGTCATGCAGACGGGGCAATGTACTTTGCTCACAGCAGTGCGTGGGTTAGGATGCTTGATAGTGGTGGCCCATTAGGTACGCCTTCCAGTGGTACGGCCACAAACTTAACGGGTCTTCCTTTAACAACGGGCGTAACGGGAACTCTCCCAGTTGCCAATGGCGGTTCTGGCGCAGTCACCTTGACGGGTGTTTTAAAAGGAAACGGCACTTCTGCGTTCACAGCGGCTACAGCAGGAACTGACTACGTTGCCCCCGGTACAGCAACCACTTTTACTGCACTCCAGACCTTTGCTGGCACTTCGTCAAATGCAAGCCATAAAGCAACAAATATGTTGGAAGTTACAACTGTCTCTGCAACTGCGGCAACGGGAACAATTAACTTTGACACAACAACCCAATCAGTTCTGTACTACACCACTAACGCTAGTGCTAACTTCACAGTGAACTTTAGAGGTTCAAGCGGTACGACACTCAATACGGTCATGTCTACAGGCGAATCTTTGTCTGCAACCTTCTTAGTGACTAACGGTTCTACTGCTTACTACAACTCTGTTGTTCAAGTAGATGGTTCTACTGTCACTCCTAAGTGGCAAGGTGGAACTGCACCGACAAGCGGAAACGCTAGTTCTATTGATAGTTATACATATGTAATTATCAAAACAGGAAGTGCCGCTTTCACGGTGTTAGCCGCTCAGACCAAGTTTGCATAAGATGCCTCGTTTATCCAAGATTGGAGCCGCCGCACTAGCCGCCTTTGGGTGGACAGGTGTGCGATCTGTATCTGCTAGTTACCTTGTGGTTGCTGGTGGCGGTGGTGGCGGTACAAGTCGAGGCGGTGGTGCGGGTGCTGGTGGCTATCAAGTAGGTACAACATCTTTAAACCCAACGCAGTCATACACAATTACTGTGGGTGCTGGTGGTGCGTCTGGTGCTACTTATGCAGATGCTTCTAGCAATGGTGGAAACTCTCAATTAGGAACATTGACCGCCTCTGTTGGAGGTGGTGCTGGTGCTAACGATGGAAACGCTACTGCTGGCAATGGCGGTTCTGGTGGAGGCGGTGGCTCTAACTTTGGTACTGCTACATCAGGTCAAGGTAATGTCGGTGCTGTTGGTGGTGGTTCTGCACCAGCGTATGCGTCTGGAGGTGGAGGTGGTGCGGGTGCGGCTGGCACAACATTTTCTAGTCAAACTGCTGGTAGTGGTGGCGTAGGTTTAGCCTCATCAATTACAGGAACATCAACCTATTACGCAGGGGGCGGTGGCGGCGGAACAAATGGTTCAGGCACGGCTGGCTCTGGGGGTAACGGAGGCGGAGGCGCTGGTTCTGCGGCAAGTGCTGGAAACGGTACTGCTGGCACAGCCAACACGGGCGGTGGAGGCGGCGGTGGTGGAAGCTGGAGTTCACCTAATGGTCGTGGCGGTAACGGTGGCGCTGGCGTAGTCATCATTTCATACCCTGCCCCACAACAGTTTGGTGGTGGAGTAGTCACTACAAGTGGCGCTAATGTTATTCATACATTTACTACATCAGGAACATTGACTCCTTTGTCTTCTTTGACAGCGAGTTATTTGATTGTTGCTGGTGGTGGAGGTGGCGGTAGCGCTACAAGCGGAACAGGTGGTACAGGTGCTGGTGGAGCAGGGGGTCTGCTATCTGGTTCTGGTTTAACCATTGACTCCAATTCAATTTATGTTGTTACTGTTGGCGCTGGTGGCGGGGTTGCCTCAAATGCTGTTGGTACACAAGGAACTAATTCATCTCTTAGTGCTTACGCTACATCTGCCGTTGGTGGTGGATATGGTGGCAAACAATCCAATGGTGGAGCAGGCGGTTCTGGAGGAGGTGCTGGTTACGCGACATGGACAGGCGGCACAGGAACATCTGGGCAAGGTAACGCAGGCGGCGACACTACAGTTTCTGTTGGCGGTGGTGCTGGAGGTGGCGGTGCAGGAGCGGCGGGTGCAAATGCTACAACTGTTGATGGCTCAAGTGGTGGTGTAGGCGTTTCATCTTCTATTTCTGGAACTTCTACTTACTATGCTGGAGGTGGCGGCGGAGGTGCTTGGACAGGCGGTTCTCCCGGCTCTGGTGGCAATGGTGGTGGAGGCGGAGGTGGTACAAATGCCGCAGTAGCAGGCGTATCAGGAACATCCAATACTGGCGGTGGCGGAGGCGGTGGCGGTGGTACTTACTCTGTATCAGGAGGTGCTGGTGGCTCTGGTGGCTCTGGCGTTGTAATCATCTCTTACGCAGGTGCTACACAGCTAATGGCTGGTGGCACTGTGACTATCACTGGTGGTAATGTCATTCACACATTCACATCAAGCGGATACCTGACACCAATTGAATTGGTCAGCAACTCTTTGCGTTTCCGTTCTAGTGCAACAGCGTACTTATCACGGACTCCTGCAACCACAAGTAATCGTAGAACATGGACTTGGAGTGGTTGGATGAAGCGTGGTACAGACAAGTACTCATTGCTTTTTGCGGCTGGAAATGTAACTGATATTTGGAATACAGGAACAAACTGTACTCTTATTGGGTATTGGATTAGCACCAATCAATTAGCGGTCTACGACAACGGAACTGTTTTTAGAAATACTTCGCAAGTATTCCGTGACCCTGCCGCTTGGTATCACGTAGTTGTTGCTTTTGATACTACGCAAGCAACTGCGGCTAATAGATTAAAAGTCTATATAAACGGTTCTGAAGTAACTTCATTTGACACAAATAACGCCCCAACACAAAACGTAGATATGGCAGTCAATGTCAATCAAAACCATTTTGTTGGTGGTCAATCAACGAATGTGGCTAACGCTTACTTTGACGGCTATCTAACCGAAATTAACTTTGTCGATGGGCAACAGTTAACACCAACCAGTTTTGGAACAACCAACTCACTCGGTGTATGGCAACCCATCACCTATGGTGGTTCGTATGGTACTAACGGCTTCTACTTGCCTTTTACCAATACAACAAGTGCAACAACATTAGCATATGACTTCAGTCCAAATGGAAACAACTGGACACCGAACAACATATCTTCTACAACATCTGCAACAAACCTAGTTGTATTCAATTCGTCTACTACATGGACTGCACCTGCTGGTGTATCTAGCGTTAACTACTTAGTGGTTGCCGCAGGTGGTGGCGGCGGAAACTTAGCAGGCGGTGGCGGTGGAGCAGGTGGATACAGGGCTTCTACGCTATCTGTAACATCAGGCACTACTTATACAGTCACAATTGGCGCAGGTGGAGCATCAGCAACACAGGGCGGAAACTCTGTCTTCTCATCTATTACTTCAACAGGTGGTGGTGCTGGCGGTTTATATGACGGTGGCACTGGTGGAACGGGCGGTTCAGGCGGCGGCGGTGCAGGTACTTCTGGAACAACAGGCTCAAGTGCTGGCGGTGCGGCAACATCTGGACAAGGTAATGCTGGTGGTGGTGCGACTACGACTGGTGGCGGCGGAGGCGGTGGTGGCGGTGCTGGTGGTAGCGGAAGTAACACAGGCAATGGAAACGGTGCAAACGCTGGTAATGGCTCCTCATCATCTTCAATAACTGGTAGCACTTACGCTGGCGGTGGTGGTGGTGGTAATCGTGCATTTGACGCTGGCACAGGCGGCTCTGGAGGTTCTGGAGGCGGTGGCGGTGGTGCTGGTACAAACCGCTTAACTCCTGATGTTGGCACTGTAAACACTGGTGGCGGTGGTGGAGGCGGTGGCTTTGGAACAAGCATCAGTAGCACAGGCGCTTCTGGTGGTTCTGGTATCGTTATTATTTCCTACACAGTAGACAGCATGACCGATGTACCAACACTAACAAGTGCGACTGCGGCTAACTATTGTGTTCTTAACCCTTTGCGTTATTACTATGTAAATGGGTTATCTAATGGTAATTTGACAATCACTAACCCCGGCACTGTTGACCACTATGCAAATACTGGAACTATGGCTCTGTCGGGTTCAAACTCAAAGTTTTATGCGGAATTAACTGTAGTAACAAGTTGTGTTGGCGCTACTGTTGCGGCTAGTTTTGGTTTTGCAAATACTGCAACGTTATCTTATGCGGCTGGTACTGGTAACTATGTTATCTATTCAAACAATAATAATGGCAGGATTGTTTCTAATGGGTCAAACTTAGCAACTAGTGTGACTGCGGCTGTTGCAACTGCTGGTTCTATTTACCAAATAGCGTTTGATTCATCAACAGGAAACGCATGGGTAGGAAATAACAACTCTTGGTTTAATAGTTCTGGTGGAACAACTGGTGACCCTGCAACTGGTGCTAATCCAACGTTTACATTATCTGGAGATATATTTCCAATGGCAGATGCTTTTAACAATACTGTTAATGCCAATTTTGGTCAACAACCGTTTATCTACACACCCCCAACAGGGTTTGTAGCCCTCAACACCTATAACCTATAAGGAACAAGAAATGCCAACAACATATGCAATTCCCGATGGTCGTACTGTGATGAATGCTTCCACTTGGACAGGTGATGGAGTAACACCAAAAGCGGTTGTTTCTAATCTTGCATTTCAGCCTGACTTTTTGTGGTTAAAACAAAGAAGTGCAGTTAACTATCATTTCTTGCAAAACAGTATTGCCGGTGCAACAAAGTACTTGGCAAGTAATGCAACGGATGCCGAATCTTCTGGTAGTTCTGGTGGTTGGATTCAATCGTTTGACAGCACTGGATACACCACAGTTACTGGCTCATCTAACTCAAACAATGTAAATGGTTCTGGAATTACTTATGTTGGTTGGGCTTGGAAAGCAGGTGGTACAGCCGTAGCAAATACTTCTGGCTCTACCCCTTCACTGGTAAGTGCAAACACTACTGCTGGCTTTAGCGTGGTGAGTTTTACATCGCCAGCATCTGGAAGTTTTACAATTGGACACGGATTAAATGCTGTACCAAACTTAATTATTACAAAGCCTACTTCAAGGTCGGCTGGTTGGGTAACTTACCACTCTAGTTTAAATGGTGGAAGCCCGGGAACTTCATATTTTGTTTATTTAGATACAACGGCTGGACAAGCATCTCTTGCAAGCCCTCCAATGTGGGGGTCAGCAGTCCCTACATCATCTGTTTTTGGCGCTTCTGTTAGTGCTACTTGTGCGGCAAGCGAACCTTTAATTGCCTACTGCTTTGCCGCAGTAGCAGGGTATTCAGCCTTTGGTTCGTACACGGGTAACGGGTCTAGTGATGGGCCTTTTGTTTATCTTGGGTTTAGACCGAGGTGGGTGATGATAAAAATATCTGCTGGCACTACTGGTTCATGGGTCATATTGGATACATCAAGAAATACTTATAACCCTGAAGATAATAGATTACTAGCAAATTTAAGCAATGCAGAAGGCGGTGGATTTAATGTTATTGATGTTTTATCAAATGGATTTAAATTAAGAGATACAGATAGTTCGTGGAACGCTAGTACCTATACCTACATCTATGCCGCATTTGCCGAAAACCCATTCAAATACGCTAACGCCCGATAAGGAAACATATGTCATTCACTAGACAAGACGAAATCAGACCTGATGACCAGTATTACTGGGTCACACAAAACGAAGACGGCTCTTACACAGGTACTCCAAAAGCATTGGAAGACCGTGAAGAAGTTGACCCAGACGGCAACCCCATGTACGTTCAAGTCTATGACGCAACTGCCAATAATGGTCAAGGCGCTATGGTTAACACCACAGAACGCTTGATTGCCAAAGGCTTGAAGTCACAATGGATTGCCAAGGTCAACCACAATACAAACATGACGCTTATACCAACAGACTGGTACGTCATACGCAAGGTAGAGAGAAGCATTGATATACCTGCTGATGTAGCAACATATCGTGCGAAGGTTATTGCTTGGTGTACTGCAACAAAGGCATCAATCACAGCGGTAACTACTGTGGAACAATTAAAAGAGATTAACTTGGGAGTATCAATCTAATGGCACACTTTGCAAAAATCGAGAATGGCGTTGTAGTACAGGTCGTGGTGGCTGAAGAAGCCTTCATCTCTACTGGCGCTTTGGGTGACCCTGCAAACTGGGTACAGACCTCATACAACACCCGTGGCGGTGTTCACTATGGTCAAGATGGCAACCCAAGCGGTCGTGAGCAACTGCGTAAGAACTACGCTGGTGTTGGTTATACATACGACTCTGGTCGTGATGCTTTCATTCCTCCACAGCCATATCCATCATGGACTATGAGCGAAGACACTTGTCTGTGGAATGCTCCTGTGGCTATGCCTACAGAAGGTGGCCCATTTACTTGGAATGAAGCAACCCTAGCGTGGGACGCTGTTCAAGCGTAATAAGCCATTGACCCATTCACCCTACTCATGGCGGCGCAAGCCGCTGTTGGCTTTATTAAGCAGGGATGTTCTATGCTCCATGAGGGGCGTATGGAGCTTGAGGGCGCAAAGAAAACCGTTGAGGGAGTTATCTCCGATGTCAAGGCTATCAAAAGTATCTTTGACTGGTTCCTTGGTCTGTTTAAACGGGCAGAGCCAGACACCCCGTCCAAGCCTGTGGCGCAAAAGAAAGCCGCCGCAAAGAAGCAATCTTACGAAGACCTTGAACTCAAACTCATCAGCGAGATTGGGGCAAACCTTGGGGTCTTGTTTGACACTCAGCAATCAATCAATAACTACTACATTGAGTTAGAAGAGACAAGTAAGACCAACTACGACCCAGCGCAAAACACCAGTCAAAAAGCCATAGAGCGGGCATTGATTGAGTTGCAACTGGAGAAGTTGATGGAGCAGACTAGGGAGGCAATGGTCTACGCCCCGCCTGAGTTGAAGGACT